GAATGGGCTAAAGATCGTGCAGCGCTTGGTGTTTATCGAAAATCGGCGGCAGAAAAGCGCAGAAGGTTACGCGAATTGCGTGACGAATTATGCGAAACCCGACAAGTCACAAAGACATTAAGCACGGGTAGAGAATACACGGTGACGCAGAAAACATTCAAATTCGATGGCGCAACGATGCTATCAGACATTATTGATAGCTTTGTAGGGGGCAGCTTCAGAACAGATTATGAAATGTATGGCCACAGTAAATCGTACTGGAAAGATAAAAATAACGGGCCTATCGAAAGTTTCGCTAATATGTTCGCTATTCAAAACCAACCAGAAGCAAGAGCATGGGCGCAGAAGAATATACCCAATATGTGGGCTAAATTTACAGCTAAGATGAATGAGTTAGAAAATGACTGAAGCAGAAGCATTCGCAGAATATAAAGCCAAATTCGGCAGCATACCCAAAGTGATGCAGCTAAAACGTGGCTTGCCAGAAGATATAATAGAAGAATTACTTGAAGCGGTCGATACAAACACGCCAATTCAAGACCTAGAAAACATCGATCAAGCAAAGCTGTAGTCGATGTTGGGTTACGTGCCTACCCATTTAACAGGCGCAGCGAAAGGAACCGACAATGAGTGAAGAAACAAAAGAAGCAGTAGAAGCAGAAGCGGAAGTAGTGGAAAACGCTAATGATGACATGATTGCTAATCTGCAAAAAGAACTAAACCAAGTAAAAGAAAAGCTAGTAGAAACCACAGAAGAAGCGGTACGCAGACGAAAAACTGTAGAGAAACTACGGCAAGACTTGGAAAAGGCTACGTCGAAAGTTGAGGTAGAACCCAACAACAACGAAGAAATCGTAGCGCAAATCAGGGCAGAATACGAAGAAAAGCTAAATGGTGAACGTCAACAGCGTATGAATTTGCTGGAACGTAACGCATTAGCAGAACTGAAATCATCACTAGCAGCCGAAAACATTGTGTCGCAGGGGCTACAGCCTTTAACGCTAATGGCGCAAAACCGTATCGGGTTTGACGAAAACGGAAATATTCGTATAATGTCTGTGGATGGTTCCAAACCCCTAGCTGGTTCGGGGAACGATGGTTACGCTACTTTGAGTGACCTAGCTAAAGAACTGGCAGCGTCGGAAACGGGACAAATGTTCGTGAAGGATATTGGCGTTTCAGGTGGAGGCAAACCACCAGCGAGTTCAGGCGGAAAGTCTGGAAATTCACAGGTGACGCGAACACAATTTAACCAAATGGGTCAACGTGAACGGTCACTATTTTTTAAGAATGGCGGCAAGGTCGTTAATGGCTAACCGCGCATGAAAGGAAAAATGTTATGGCTAACACCTTAACTGATCTAGCGGCAGACATTTACAAGGCCGCTGATATCGTAGGCCGCGAATTGGTCGGTTTTATTCCAGCATCTACAGTTAACGCTGGTTCAGAACAGGCGGCAGTCGGTCAAACAGTGCGTTCATTCGCAACACCAGCCGCAACAGCGGTGGATATTTCGCCAAGTATGACTATTCCTGAAGGAACAGATCAGACTTTGACAAATAAAACGCTGACAATCACAGAACAGCGTGGCGTTCAAATTCCATACACTGGTGAAGATGTTCGCTTTTTGGATGGCGGCGCGGGATATGAAACCGTATACGGCGCACAAATCCAGCAAGCAATGCGCACACTTGTTAACGAAATGGAAGCTGACCTAGCAGAAGAAGCATATAAAAACGCTTCACGCGCGGTAGGTACAGCGGGAACAACCCCATTTGCTTCTAACTTCAACACAGTCGCAGAAGCGCGTCAAATCTTGGCAGACAATGGTATGCCAGTAAATGACGGGCTAGTTAGCTTGGTTGTAAGCACGGCAGCGGGTACAAACCTACGCAACCTTGCATCATTGCAGCAAGTCAACACGGCTGGTGGTGATGATCTGCTTCGTCGCGGTGAATTGCTAAACTTGCAAGGCGTATCACTAAAAGAAAGTGCGCAAGTAATTTCGCACACTAAAGGCACAGGCGCATCTATTCTTCTTAATGATGCATCTTCAGCGGTAGGTGACACAACACTTACTGTTGATGGCGGCTCTGGTACAATCTTGGCTGGTGATATTATCACACTCGCAGGGGACACAAACAACTATGTTGTTAACACTGCGCTTGCGGCTGGTTCACTGACTATTGGTGATACTGGTTTGCGTGTAGCGGCAGCGGATAACGCAGCTATCACAGTAGGTAATAGCTATACTGCTAACGTGATGATGCACCAAGCGGGACTAGAACTAGCAATGAGAGCGCCAGCAAAACCTGTAGGCGGTGACGCGGCAGAAGATGTGCTAGTGGTTCAAGACCCAACATCAGGTCTAGTGTTTGAAGTAGCCGTATATAAAGGCTTCAACAAAGCTATGATCCAAGTGGGTTGCGTTTGGGGCTACAAAGCATGGAACAGCGATGCAATGGCAATCGTTATGGGCTAATTGATCGGGGGCTTCGGCCCCCTTTCACGAACTGGAGTTAGGTAAATGCCAAGAGCGTATCTGAAGAAAAAAGGCTTAGTCGTTAAAAAGAAGATGAAAAAGGCTAAGAAGAAAAAGAAGTAATGGCTAAAGACCCACGCATAAAAAAGTTAGGTGTATCAGGTTACAACAAGCCTAAGAGAACACCAAGCCACCCGAAAAAATCGCATGTGGTTTTGGCTAAAGTGGGTAGTAAAGTTAAGACCATTAGATTTGGTCAACAGGGCGTAAAAGGTGCGGGTAAAAACCCGAAATCGGCAGCGCAGAAAGCTAGAAGAAAGTCATTTTTGGCGCGTCATCAAAAGAATATAGCCAAAGGCAAAATGTCGGCGGCATATTGGGCAGCGAAAGTGAAATGGTGATGGCATGGCTAAACTGACTAAAGCACAGATTAAACGGGCAAAGCGTATAAGCCGCCAAAGGGGTATTAAATACCCGAATGCATGGGCAAATCTGATGGTGGCAAAAGGCAAGCGCCCAAGCCGCAAGCGAAAGGCCAAGAAATGAAAACAGTTAAAATCAAACATGATAGTGGCAAAGATGGTTACGCTATTATCAATGAAGCCGACTTTGATGCAAAACTGCACACGCTATTCGACGCAGAACCTAAACGCGCAAGAAAGTCTAATGGACACTTAAAAGCCGATGACCCTTCAACGCCAGATGTAAACGAAGCGTGGGAAGGTGGGAAAGCGCCGACAAAGAAGAAAACAACACGCAAACCAGCGGCAAAGAAAAAGGCGGCTAAATAATGGCATTAGATACAACAATAGGTGGCACAAGCACTAACAGTTACATAACGCTGGCAGAATGGCAGACCTATTGGAGTGCCAGAAATGTAGATTTAACGCAGCATGGACACGATGATGACCATGAAGCAAACCTAGTACAAGCCGCTGACTACCTAAATCGTACCTATAATTTTGTGGGTGAAAGACAGTATCGCTATCAGGCGATGGCATGGCCTAGATTGACAGGCACAATGCTTGTTAAAGATTGGCCTATTGATCCAGATACAGTGCCGCAAGACATAAAAGATGCGCAAGCTGAAATGGCTTATCTAATCCATGAAGGTGCAACGCCATTTAGCACAGTTTCAAGTGGTGCAGTAAAGCGGGTAAAGTCTAAGGCTGGGCCAGTAGAAACCGAAACAGAATATACAAACTATCGTGAAGTGCCGCGCTTTGTGGCAATCGAAGGGTTACTAGCGCCATACACAGAATTTGGTGGTGCGCAGATTAAGGTTCTACGTGCATGACAACTATAACCGCTATTGCAGACGCAGCTTTTGACGCAGCTAATTCTGCGATTACGGACGCAATACACGATGCAACGCTTACTTATACGTCAAACTACGATTTTTCATATGACGTAGATGAAGGTAATTATCTGCAATCAAGTACATCAATAACGGGTCGGGCGTTGTTTGATACCGAAAAGCCAATGAATGATTTGTTTCCTGATTATGTAGTAGGCCCAAAGGAAATATTAGTATTGCTGGAAGGTTTCACCACAGAATGCAAAGAAGGTTGGAAGCTAACTGTAAACAGCATTGATTACACGGTGAAGAAAGTGCAAACGGTGGCGGGTTCTGTATCGCTTATGTATGCGGTGGTGGTGAAGCAATGACAAATGCACAGAACGCCAAAGACTTTGAATTGCGCCTAAATACAGCCGTATTAGAAACGCAAGAAAAAATAGAAGATGCGGTACAGGTTATAGCGATGGATACATTGCGCGGCGTTGTTCTTAAATCACCTGTCGATACTGGACGTTTTCGCGGCAACTGGATTGTTTCGATAAACAGCCCAAGCATGGAGCAAACGCCAGCAACAGACGCAAGCGGCAGCGGAGCGATCAACAAGGGTATGGCGGCAATCGAAGGTTATGACGTTAAAACCACAAGCCGCATTTATATTCAGAATAATCTGCCTTATGGAAACAGGCTAGAAAATGGCTGGTCGAAGCAAGCGCCAGAAGGCATGGTTTCGGTTACGCTAAACGAAATAAACGTCAATCATCGTGAGGTATTGCTATGAGTTACGCAACAGAACGCAAAGCTATAGAAAATTACCTTCTGCGATACTGGGGTGAACGTACACCAATCGGTTTTGATGGTCACACATTCGAACCTTTAGCGGATAGCATACGTTTAAGCATAGGTAGCGGTCAGGCGTTTCAGGGTTCTATCGGCGGTACGACAAACCGCATTGATTACACTGGCGTTGTTCAAATACAAATATTCACAGATGGCGGCAAAGGCACAAACGCTTGGCGTGAACATGCAGAAGAATTAGATAGCCTGTTTCACGAAAAACGGCTTAACAATAAGGGTGCTATCGCTACTACCGACGAATTTATTAGATTCTCGCCAGAACAACAGCACCCATATATTTCTGGTGAAGTTTCTGATATACCTTTTCATATCGCAACATTCGTCGCACCATTCGTGCGATACGAATTTAAATAGGAGGCCACAAACATGGTTGGCATTGCATCAAATCAGCTAAGATCAGCTTTTGTGGCTGAAACATCTGCTAATACAACACCATCAACACCGTCATTTACGAATAGTGATGTACCTATCAATATGACTGCTACACCAAGCATTATTGAACATCGATCACTAGCGGGTAAAGGCGAAGCCGTAGAAACATCCATTGGCGGCATCGATGTAACAGGCAATATGTCTGGAACGCTAGTTTATGGCGCTTATGACGATATGCTAGAAAGCCTACTTCAAGGCACATGGACAACAGACGTATTAAAGAACGCCAAAACCACACAGACGTTCACAGTAGAAAACGCCATTGCAGCGGGTGACGGTGGAACAAATACGATGATGCGCTACACGGGCGTAGAAGTGTCAGGCGGTTCGATTACCCTAACATCTAACGCAGATATTACTTTTGCATTCGATTTGCTGGGCATGGGTTCATCAGATAGTTCGACAACGGCAATCACTGGTGCGACATACACAGACCAGACCGAAAGAACGCCACTATCTAGCGGCTTGGACGTTGGAACGATTACAATGGCGGGTTATACGCTAGACGCATTCGAAAGCGCGACAATCAATTTCACATATGAAGGTCGTGAAGCGCAGAACAAGCTGGGCAGCGATTTTGCTAAAGGCGGGATCACAAAGGGTGCGCTGATGGCAGAAATCACGGCGCGTATGTATGTCGATAGCAACTTTGCGGCGATCTACAACGCAGCGCGTGACAGTGACCATAGCCAATTCGCGCTGACATTCCCACTAGGTTCTGTTTCAGGGTCTAAATATACGCTTGCATTCCCTACATGCAAATTTACGGCTGGCAACCTAGATTTCACTGGTACAGCAGCGATGCAAGACGTAACAATTCGCGCAATGTATGACGAAACAACAGAAGATGCATCAGTGAAGCTAACACGGGCAGTAAGCTAATGTTTATAGCCCAAGTTAAGTTTAGCGCTGAAGTAGACGGTAAAACTGTAGTCTATCGCAAGGGCGATAAGATCACAGAAGAAGCCGCTAAGAAATTGGGCCTTGCCGACAAACCCAAGCTGGCAACCCAAAAGCAGCACAAACCGACAGAATAGTGCAGCACTTAGGGGGGCGGGTTAGTCGGTAGCTTGCCCCCTGCCATACCGACAAAGGATAACCGATGCTAAAATTATCTAAGCCGAAAATGTCAGATCAGATATTTCGCAGAGAATTTTCTAGTGAACTAAACTTTCTATCAGGCAAAAAGAAAACATTTATAGAAATTAAGTGCCGCGCTGGTGGTTGGATCAATCCAGACCTAATAAAGCTACGCGAAGAAATAGACCTGTATCGACAGGTTCAGGCAATACAAGCCGCGCAAGACATAGACGATAGAGACAAATTCACACGCCAAACAGCGGAACTAAATAAAGAACTAGGTAAGCGACAGTTCGAAGCATTGTTTGATGCGTGTGTCGTTGCGTGGAATACCAACATACAAAACGATGGTGCAGAAATGGAATGCGACAAAGATCATTTTATGGCATTAGCTGATGTTAGGATTGATGAAATATCGCAGTTCTTCATTGATTTTGCATCATACGTTGAAGATTTAGCGAATTTCGTAACAGAAGCAGATAAGGAAACGGAAAAAAACTAATCAGCGCACTTCTTTGGTCATACCAATATACGCCAAAAGACGAAGCATATTTGATTGCAAAGGGTGCGCTAAATATTAAAGATAAGCCATTACCGCGAAACCTTTTAGCATGGTCGGCATTCCACACGTTGCGGAACAGTAGACCGCTAGGCTTCAATGGTGTCGGGCCTATACCCTTCAGCGAAATTATGGCATACTGCGCACATGCTGGCATTGACTGCCCAATAGAACGGCAACGATTGGCAAGGTTTGTATCAGCGTTAGATAGATCGGAGCGTGAAGAATATGGCAGGGCCAACACTCAGACTAAACATTGATAGCACTGGCGCAAAGCAAGGTGCAGATCAATTTACTAACGCAACAAAGAATATTGCTAGTAGCGCCACGCAAGCGGGAACAGCCGTTGATAAAATGGGTGGTCGCTTTAGTAAGTTCACCAATATGTCGGCGCAATCGCGCTTTGTATTCCAAAACACTGCAAACCAGCTAGGCGATATTGCCGTGCAAGCATCGATGGGAACAAATATGTTCCGCGTTCTTGGTATGCAGCTACCACAATTAGCTGGTGGATTTGCCGTTATGGGTGGTGCGCTTGGAACAGTAGCGCCTATTCTAGGTGTTATCGCAGCTATTGGTTTTCCAATTATTGCAGCCTTTACGTCTATGGGTGGCGCAGCCGAAACAACCGCTGACAAACTAGATGACTTAGCCGATAAACTTGATCGGGCTAAAGAATTGCAGCGCCAAGCCTTAACCAGCGTTGCCGATCTAACAACAGAATATGGCGCATTGGCTATTCATGTTCGTGATAGCGCATTCGCGTTTGCAGAATTTGACTTGTACAAAACTTTGCAAGATGCACGAACACTACGGCTAGAATTAACTGAAACATTTACTAAAACCGTTACCCTTGGAACAGATGCGCTGCGATTGCTGCAAGACAATGCACAAGCATTTAGAGATTTAGGCATCACAGACACTAACGAGATTAACAACTTAGTTAATCTGATGGATCAATTCGGCGTTGGTTTGGATAGTGCGATACGTTTGCGTGATGCGGTAGTGGCAATGAATGAAGCCTCTACCGATGAAGAAATGTCGGCGGCTATGTTGAGGTTTTCACAAGAAGTGTTGAAAGCTGGCATGGCTAGTGAAAACATGTCCGATGAATTAGTTAATGCAGCTAGATCATCACGTTCATTGGGCGAAATGATAGCTGTAGCGCTTGGATTGATGGAGAAAATGGAAACAAGCGCAGCGGGTGTATCAAGTGCGCTACAAAGCGCGGTGACAGAGGGCAACTTTAGTAACTTCTTACCATTACGAGGTGAAGAAGCGCTAATGAATATGCCTGTAACCCAAGACACAGACGCAGCAAGAAAAGCACGGGCGGCGGGGCGAAAAGCGGAGCGTGACAGGCAATCGGCAGCACGGCAAGCTGCATCAGCTAGACGCAAAGAACAAAACGAATTGGCTAACTTTGCAAAGCGCTTTAAGCCTCTGATCGATGCTACGACAGAATACAATCAAAACATGGAAAAGCTAAATCGTGCTAGGGAAATCGGCGCGATTACAGAAGCACAACACGCCCAAGCAACAGCGGTAGCTACGCAACAATACCAGATCGCAACAGGTGAATTAGTCGATTATACTAGCGTTGCTAATACATTTGCTAAATCACTAGAAGATAGTTTAATGGCGCTGGCAGATGGTACGGGCAGTGTAAAAGATGCATTTAAATCTATGGCGCAAGCTGTAATCAAAGAATTGTACCGCGTTTTGGTCGTGCAACAGCTTGTTAATGCCGTAATGGGTGCATTCGGTTATTCACCAGCTATGGGTGGCGGCTACGTTCCTACGGGTGGTGCGGGTGCATATGGTGGGCCAGTAGAAGCGGGTAAAGGCATTGTGGTTGGTGAACGTGGGCCAGAAGTCTTTTACCCCTCTATGAATGGAACGCTACAGCCTAACGGTGGCGGTGATGTTATCGTAAACCAAACAATTAACGTATCAACGGGCGTTCAACAGACAGTAAGAACAGAAATCAGATCACTAATGCCAGAAATAGCTAACAGTGCAAAATCAGCGGTGGTAGATGCTAAAAGGCGTGGTGGTGGTTATGGAAGGGCGTTTGCATAATGGCTATTAGTTACCCTTTAGCGTTGCCAACAAACATAGGCATTGCATCGATACAGTTACGGGCGGTGAATGCAGTAGCATATTCGCGCAGCCCGTTTACTTTTGCTGGACAGGCCCACACATACAGCGGCGAAGCGTGGGAAGCAGATGTAACACTTCCACCTATGAACAGGGCAGACGCAGAAGCGTGGATAGCCTTTTTAGTTAGCTTGCGTGGTCAACATGGTACGTTTCGTTTGCATGATCCTAGCGCTACTTCACCACGCGGAACGGCAACGGGTATGACCATCACGGGTGGTGTTGGTAATCGTACTATTACTTCTGTCGTAACTAGCGGTAGAACGCTAAAGGCTGGTGATTATTTTGGTATAGTTTCAGGCGGCAAATATCGTTTGCACAAGGTGTTGCAAGATTATGTAGGTACTGGCAGCGCTTCTAATCTGGAAATATGGCCAGCACTAAGGGGTTCATATACAAATTTAAACGTGGATTTAACATCACCCGAAGGTGAATTTAGACTAACCAGCAATGAACAAGCATGGACAGTAAACAGTGCTAGTATCTATGGCATTACGTTTGGAGCAATGGAAGCGCTATGAGTAGAACAGTACCTAATTCAATACTTACTGCATTAAGCGATAGCAGCGTTGAAGCGTTTTACGCAGTAGATTTGGATTTTGATGCTGGCAATCTTCGCATGTGGACGGGCTACGGCGACAAAACCATTAACAGCCAAACATACAGCGGCACAGGTAATCTTTTGCAGATCGACGGATTAGAGGAAGCATCCGATTTATCAGCTAAAGGCACAACGCTAACCCTTAATGGCTTAGATAGCACAATAGTAACCCGCGCATTAGCAGAAGAATACCAAGGCAGATTATGCACGATCTATTGGGGTATCAGCGGCATTTCTGATGTTGTGGAAGTGTTCAGCGGCTACATGGACACAATGACCATTAACGACAGTGGCGATTATTCCACGATTACGCTGACCGTCGAAAGCAGATTGATTGCGCTGGAACGCCCAAACGTGCGCAGATACACAAGCGAAAGCCACAAGGCCACAAGAACAGCCAAAGGTTTATCTGGTGATGACACTTTTTTTGATTGGGTAACGCCATTGCAAGATAAGTCGGTGGTATGGGGTAGAGAAACAAAAAGTGGCGATGAAACAACCTAATATCGATGCGCTGAATGAATATATAGCAAAGCACAGAAATACGGCGTTTCAGTGGCATGTAAATGATTGCTTTATGTTTACCAACAATGCGTTCAAAGCGATGTATGGCGAAGGTTGGGCAGATGATTGGGTTGGCAAGTACACAAAAGATGGCTTGTATCTAAAGCGTGAAGAATTACGCAAGGTATTTAAGGCAGATACATTGCATGAAGCAATCGATCAAAAGCTAAAACGGATCGATTACGTGCCGCCAAGGGGGGCGCTGGTGACTACTGATAAAGCTAGAAGATGGGTAATTGGTGAAGCATTGGGTATATCTGTAGGCACAAATGCTATATTCTTATCGAATGATGGCATAGGTTCTTTGCCGATTGAACAGATAACGGGCGCGTGGGTCAAAGCATGAAGTATAAATTAGGCGATTTGACGGTTAAGCGGTGGAACGATTGGGATAATGTACCGCGTCAACCAAATTTTGTTATACCAGCAATCCAGACTGCTTTGGGTGTTTCGGCATTAACTGCCACCATTATCTATGCCGTTGGCGCTACGCTGGTCATGTCATTCGTGATGAAAGCGCTTGCGCCTAAACCAGATTTCGGTGCGCTTGCGCAACAAGGATTATTAGCCAACACAAGAACAGCAACAGCCGCGCAGCAAATTGTTTACGGCGAAGTGCGCAAAGGTGGGGTGATTACCTACCTTGAAAGCACTGGCGACAGTAACGAATACTTGCACATGATTATTGCGTTAGCTGGGCATGAAGTTAACAGCATTGGTGATGTATATGTAAATGACGAAGTGGTTACGCTAGATGGTGATGGCTTTGTTACTGATAGCAAGTGGTTAGATGCTGATAGTAATAAGACAATTCTGGTTAAAAAGTTTGTCGGTGCAGATAATCAGAACGTATATACGACACTTAGCTCTTTAACGGATGGCCCGTCATGGAATATTGGCGGTTCAGCGCCAACAGGCAATGAAGATACTAATTTTAAAGGTCAGGGTGTCGCTTGTTTGTATGTGCGAATGGAATATGACCAAACGGTATTTGCCGAAGGTATCCCACTATTTACAGCCAAGGTTCAGGGCAAAAAAGTATATGATCCACGTTCATCGACAACCGCTTATTCTGCTAATGCAGCGTTATGTATTCGTGATTTTTTAAATAATGAATATTATGGTTTGGATGATGGCAATTCGATTAATGACACAATGTTTAGCGCAGCGGCTAATACATGTGATGAATTGGTTACATTAGCTGGCGGTGGTACAGAAAAGCGCTATGAAATAAATGGCGTTGCAAGCATGGATCAAGCGCCACAAGAGATTTTAGCGGATATGATGACCGCTTGCGCTGGCACATTGTTCTGGGGCCAAGGTCAATGGCAGCTAAAAGTCGGTGAATATACATCATCTGTAAAAACATTTACGCTAGATGATCTAAGAAGCCCAATACAGTTAGCCACAAAGCATAGCCGTAGAGACAATTTTAACATTGTTCGTGGTACGTTTAACGATGCTGGGCAAAATTGGATCAGGGCAGATTATCCAGAAATACGTTCTTCTACGTTCATAACGAATGATAATGGCTATGAAAGCCCATTAGACCTAACATTGCCATTTACTACGTCATCAACAATGGCGCAGCGCTTGGCGAAAATGACGCTGTTTAGATCACGCGAACAAATGACGCTAACCGCTGAATTTGGGCTAGAAGCGTTGGAGGTTCAAGCGGGTGACATTATTGCGCTAACCATTGATCGATACGGTTGGAGTGCCAAAGAATTTGAAGTGGTAGGCTGGCAATTCTCTAACAATTCGGAGCAAGGCGACTTGCGTGTAGCGCTTACATTGCGCGAAACTTCATCAGCGGCGTTTAGTTGGTCGGCAGAAGAAAGCGATATAACGGGCAACGATACCACTTTAACGACAGGTGCAGCTAACCTTGCGATTAATAATTTAACTGCGTCTGGCGGCGGTTCTACGCAAGGTGATGGCACGTTTATTAACAGTGTAATTCTATCGTGGGATCAACCGACAAACCGTTTTGTTAGTTACTTTGAAGTTGATTGGAAGCCTACAGCCGATAGCAACTATGCTTCTACAACTTCACCCGACAACAGCATAGAACTAAGCCCATTAATTGATGGCGTACAATACACGTTAAGAGTTCGTGCGGTAACGGCTAGTGGTATCAGGGGCGCATATTCCACGGTTACATTTACTGGAGGTGGTGACACAACAGCACCAGCGTTGCCTACAGCGATTAGCGCCACGGGTGGTTTCAAATACATAACGATTAACTGGACTAATCCAATAGATGCAGATTTAAACTTTGTTGAAATTTATGAAAATACAACCAATACTAGCACGGGCGCTACCAAAGTTGGAATTTCAGCGGGTGATAGTTTCACGCGCACTAATCTTGGATTAAATCAAACACGATACTATTTCCTTAAATCGGTCGATTATTCGGGCAATGCATCCGCATTTACATCTGGTGTATCTGGAACATCAACATACTTGGATGATGCAGATTTTGAAAATGGTGTACGCCAGATTTTTATTGATGCTGGACTAGATGTAATAGAACCTGTTTCATCTTTGCCCGCTTCAGGTGACTTTGCAAATCAACAAGTATTTCTAACAACAGACAATAAACTTTATTATTGGGATGGTTCAAATTGGCAAACTGTCGTTTCTGATGCATCGATTGGTGCGGGTGAAATTACCGCAACCGAAATCGCGGATGGTGCAATATCTACACCTAAACTAGCGGCAAACGCAGTATCAGCGGCTAAAATACAAGGCAGTACGATTACCGCAAATGAAATAGCGGCAAATACCATTACAGGTGGTTTGCTTGCTGCATCAGGTATTATCACCAGCGCCGCACAGATAAATGATTTAGTCGTATCAAACGCAAAGATTGCAAATGCTGCGATTACAACAGCAAAAGTTGGCTCTAATCAAATCACGTTTCCACAAGCTACGATAGGGTCAGGTTTTACAGATTTAAATACATCTTCAGGTGAAACCACGCTTGCTTCCATTACTGTTTCACGCAGTGGTGCGCCAGCGCAAATTAACGCTTCTTCATTTGTTGCAACTGTAGGTGCTGGAAGTTCGGGGTACGGTAAATTCAATTACTACCTATACCGTGGAACAAGTCTTATTGCGGGTTTTAACAATTCTGGAACACAGGGTCAGGCTTCATATACTCAATCTGTTTTGTATTCTGATACGCTTTCAGGTTCACAAACATATTACCTAAAAGCTGATGTTACCTCATTATCAAGTGCAACTGCGGTCAGATTTATTACACCCTCAATAACATTTGTAGAGTTAAAGAGATGAACACTTACACGATATATAATGCAAACGGTGAAATACTGTCTTTGTTTATTGGTAGCGCAAGTGACTTAGCTGTAAACTTAAAGGATGGTGAAAGTTACATCGAAGGTGCTTATACTTCAGAAGAATATAAAATTGTCGATGGTATTGCGGTTGCAAAAACAGACGTTGAAAAGCTTATTCCTTTATGCGAAGCGTGGGTTGAATTAAGAAACACGCGAAACATTGAATTAACACTTTGCGATTGGACGCAATCGGCTGATGCACCTTTAACGGATGCAAAAAAAATTGAATGGCAAACTTACAGAACCGCCTTGCGTAATTTGCCAGCAAATACATCTGATCCAAGAAACCCAACTTGGCCTAGCAAACCAAGCTAAAATGCGTTAAGATGCGCTTGCATATGCTTAAAACTACGGAGTTCGTAATATGGCAACATTAAATGATCGAGTGTTTGATAACGGTCTAACTGTATTGGACACAGAAGGAAACCGCATTGACGTTACTTCGCAGGAAGCAACATCATATGCTGAAGCAACATCAACATATACCCTTGGTAATTCAACATCACTATCTATTGGCGCACCCGCTGATCGATCTGGTGGTGGTCGTGAAGTTACCGTAGCGGCTATTAATGATGGTTCAGTAAGTGGAACAGGAACAGCAACACACTATGCGATTGTGGACACATCCAACAGCCGCTTGCTTGCTACTGGTACGCTGTCAGCTTCACAATCGGTAACATCAGGCAATACATTTACCCTTGCTTCATTTACAATCGGTATCCCTGATCCAGCTTAATTGTAATTGAAAGGGGGCTGTTATGGCTGTACTTGCAAACCGCGCCAAGATGACAACGGCGACAACTGGCACTGGTACTATTACATTAGGTTCGGCGGCAGATGGGTATCAAACCTTTGCCGCCGCTGGCATATCTGATGGTGACACGGTACGTTATACTATCGAAGATGGTACTAGCTGGGAAATTGGAACGGGTACTTATACTGCATCTGGTACCACGCTTTCACGGACTGTTACAGAAAGTAGCAATTCGGGGTCGGCAATAAGTCTATCAGGTGACGCATCTGTTTTCTTAACGCTGGCAGCGCAAGATTTAAGCCCAACAGTCACGCTTACAGGGGCAGTAACGGGGTCAGGAACGCTAACTGATCTTGGTGATGTTTCTATAGCAACGACGGCAACATCTGATCCGACAATTACGCTGACGGGCGCGGTTACGGGTTCTGGCACAATGACCAACTTGGGTAACGTGTCGATCACTACAACAGCAACAGCCGATCCTACGCTTACGCTATCTGGCGATGCATCTGGTTCAGCTACGTTTACCAATCTTGGCAATGCCACGCTAACTGTTACCGTTGCAGACGATAGCCATAACCACGTTATCTCAAACGTAGATGGATTGCAGACTGCATTAGACGCGAAGCAAGCGGCATCAAGTGCGCTAACAACTAGCACGACATTCGGCGGTGATGTAAGTGGTACTTATAACGCTATCGTAATTGCAGACGATAGCCACAATCACGTTATCAGTAATGTTGATGGATTGCAGACTGCGCTGGATGGTAAATTAGGCACATCAGGAACAGCCGCAAATTCTCAGCTTCTTGATAGCCTAGATAGTTCGCAGTTCTTGCGTAGTGATGCAAACGATACCACGACAGGTGTTTTGACTGTTGATAATGACTTTCATGTTGGCGATCATACAAAGATATTAGAAGATGACGATCTAAAGTTTATTGCACCTGCGTCTACTACTGGTGTTCAGAATGCAAGAATAGCTTGGTGGAACGAAACCGAAGCTGGCATCATGGCTATGATTTCTGTAGATCGTACCGCTAGTACATTGGCTCCAGCGGATTTACTTCTTTCTGCAACCAATAATGTTGACACCTCTGGTGAAGGCAACATAGCAGAAAGGCTCCGTATAAGCTATGATGGTGTATATGCCACAGACACTAGCTTGCGTGAAGATTATGACGCTCTATCTGGGACAAGTCCGACTTGTAATGTAACAAGTGGTGGTGCTTTTAGCCTTACCATGTCAGGAAACACGACATTTACATTTACAAGTCCCGACAGCGGATGGAGTACAGGCTTCGTCCTACAGCTAACAGGCAACGGTGGCACAGTCACATGGCCTAGCTCAGTGGATTGGGCTGGCGGGACTGCGCCTGATGCACCCGCTTCTGGGGAAACTGATCTACTGGTGTTCTGGACAAGGGACGGCGGGACTACGTGGTATGGAATGCTTGCGATAGACGCAGCGGCATAAGAGGTAGCAATGGCAAATTGGAAGAAATTAGCTAGTGGTGCAGCGGGTGCGGCTGGGGGTGCTGGGCTAGATGTGAGTGAAGTTTTTAGCACACACCTTTACAAGGGAAGCAGTAGTTCAAAAACCATTAACAATGGAATTGACTTAAGCACAGAAGGCGGTTTGGTTTGGATAAAGAAAAGAACAGACACAGGGCATCATCAACTACTGGACACAGAACGAGGGGCTAATGCTGCCAGATCGTCAAGCCAAGGTGGTGGCGACGACACATCAATTAGTTATTGGAATTTTTCGTTCAATACGAATGGTTTTGGTTTTAACACAACAGAGACTAACATAAACAGTACCGTAGAGGATTATTGTTCATGGACTTTCCGAAAGCATCCAAAATTTTTCGATGTTCAGACATTCACGACAACCTACAACAATGACCCAAATGTAATTTCACACGATTTAGAAAGTGAACTAGGGGCTGCATTCTTTTACCAAACTGGCAGCACGGGTCAAGGCAGCAACTGGATTGTTTGGCACAGATCACTTGGTACATCTAAATATCTTAAATTAAACCAAACCAGTGGTGAAACAAACGACACCAATAGTATTGAGGCAGTAGATAATTCAGATCACACGATATCTTTCGGCTACCCCATGAGTACCCCAGAAGACAGATTAGTTTCGGGTAGTACAGAAACAACAAACTGGGTTGGTTACTTTTTTGCACACAACAATGGTGATGGTGAGTTTGGCCCTGATGGTGATCAAGACATTATCAAGTGCGGTCAATACACTGGTAATCATTCTACTTTACCAAAAAAGGTTACGTTGGGTTTTGAACCGCAGTGGGTATTAATAAAAAAGAAGAATTCAACGTCTAACTGGGCTATTTGGGATGTTATGCGGGGAATGACAACGACAGATAATGCAGAGGCATTAGAACCAAATACAAATACGAAAGAGGCTGACACAGGTAATATTATTGTTTACCCAGTTGCTGATGGTTTTGAATTTGACGATGCGTCAGATTTTGCTAATTTTAACAGCAATGTTTACGTCTACATAGCTATACGCAAGGGGCCAATGTCTGCGCCTACAAGTGCAAGCGAAGTGTTTGCGGTAGACACTGGTAATAATTCTAATGATCCAGCCTTTGATTCTGGATTTCCAGTAGATTTTGCATATTATAAGGACAAGTCAAACTTTGCAAATTGGATTGTAAGTGCGAGAAAAATCCAAAAACAATATATTATATTTAACGGCAGAAATGCATTCAGCACCTTAAACAATGCCGCATTTGATTACCAAGAAGATTGGTACGATGGAACTCGGGACAGCAACCAAGTTTCAGCAATGTGGAGGTGTGCGCCTGAATTTTTCGATGTTCAAACATGGAAAGTTGATGGGACAGGTGATCAAACTATTAAGCATAATTTGGGTGTGGTTCCAGAAATGGTTTGGCACAAAAACATTAGCGACAGTGGCAGTGGCTCAGGTAATTGGTGGGTGGCGCATAAAGATTTGACTGGTTGGGATAGTAGTAGCGAGAATGATCGACATACTTTAATTTTAAGTAGCAACAGTGGATCAGCACAACAGGGTTATCATAGAGATTTTACCTCTACGCAAATAAGGCTACTTAGTAACGGTGCGGGTGGTTTTACAACTTCTCATAAAGGCATTGCTTTTCTGTTTGCTAGTTTAAGCGGGATCAGCAAGGTCGGAAGCTACACAGGCAACGGATCAAATCAAAACATTGATTGCGGATTTAGTGCTGGTGCTAAATGGGTAATGATCAAATCAACAGGCAGTGGTAATTGGCATGTATTTGACACGGATAGAGGAATAACCTCTGGTCAAGATAATTACCTTCAAATGAATGGTGCTGACCCGCAAGAAACTAAGACAGGTGTTGATGTAGACCCGCTTAATTCTGGATTTACAGTAGATGGCAGTAACAGTCAGATAAATGCAAGTGGGACAACATATATCTTCTACGCAATAGCCGCATAACGGAAAGTCAGGAAAGGAAGATCAAAATGGCTGAATATCGTGATCGAACAACTGGCGATCTAAAAACAAAGTCCCAGTTAAAAGCAGAAAACCCAAACATGTCTTTGCCGAAAGTGTGGAATGAGTTTACATTTGATGCACTGAATGTTGATCCTGTTTTTCGCAGTCCAGCGGCTACGACAACAGCATACCAAACATCAGTTCGTGACGGGGTAGAGCAAGACGCAAATGGCAACTGGGTCGAAAAGTATGTAGCCCGTGACATGTTCAGCGATGATCCAGAGTTAGGCACTAAGGCTGAACAAGAGGCTGCTTATCAACTTACGCTAGACAATCGACAAGCTGAATATAATCGCAAAGAACGTGACCGCCTTATCGCTGAAACTGATTGGTGGGCATCATCTGATCTAACCATGACGGCTGAGCAAACGGCGTATCGTCAGGCTTTGCGTGACATTACTGCGCACGACAACTGGCCCTACCTAGAAGATGCCGATTGGCCCACTAAACCGTAAGAGGTAAACCATGCTAGGATTTGCACCATTATCTGCCGCATCACTTGGTGATGATGGCGTTGTTTATGAACTTGGTGCATCCAATATAGCAACGGGCGCACCAGCGGTAGGTTCGCCAGCAATTAATCAGGAACACGCTCTAACGGCTACAGCTATTGCAACGGGCAATCCTGTTGTTAACAACTGTAACATGGCAGAACGTGAAACCTTCACAACTGCTGATTTTGCCGCTGGGGAACCCGTATTAGGCAGCCCACAGATCAATCAAGAACATGCGTTAACTGGAACAGGGTTTGTTACTGGTTCGCCAAGCCTAGCAAGTCCAGAAATAGATCAAGAACATAGCCTAACAGCTACGGCAATCGCTACTGGTGCGCCAAGTGTAGCATCTACAACAATAGGCCAAACACATGCGTTGACTGCTACTGCCATAGCTACTGGTTCACCATCTGTACCTTCTGTTTCCATGTCAGAAGATGAAACGCTAACGGCAGACAACATTGTTACTGGTGCGCCAAGTGTTCCATCTGTGGCAATGTCAGAAGATGAAACATTTACCGCTGATAGCATCGTAACAGGTTCACCATCTGTCGGTTCACCAGTTATCGAACAAGTTGATATTCTAGCGGCAGATAGCATTGTGACAGGTTCGCCAAGCGTTCCAAGTACCACAATAGCGCAGATACATATTTTCTCGCCCAATTCTATTGCGACAGGAACGCCAAGCGTATCAAATGCAAACATGGCAGAAGAAGAAACCTTTGTTGCGGAAAATATCGTGACGGGTGCGCCAAGTGTACCAGCGGTTTCTATGTCAGAAGAAGAAACCTTTACGGCTGTAAGTATTGCAACGGGTAATCCTGTAGTCGAAAGCGTTGACGCAACAATTATTTCTGTGTTGGTTGCTGACAATATCAATGCGGGTATTCCTAGCGTTGGTGATACAACAATCAACCAAGATCAGACATTTGAACCGCCAGCCTTAGAAGCTGGTGCGCCAGATTTAGGTTCGCCAGATTTAGACGAAAAACATATTCTTGGCGCTGATGACTGTGAAACTGGTGCGCCTATTGTTCCAGCGGTTGTAATGGATACGACACGTAATTTAGTCCCTGATGACATTGTGACAGGTGCGCCAGTAGTCCCGACAATTCCATTTGGTGCGGCTTTCCTAAGATATGTGCAAATTGATGACATATCTGCTAATATCGTGGAAATTGTGACACACAACAAGGCAAGTTAATATGGCTACATTTTACATAAAACAGAATGATACATCACCAGCAATACTTGCCACACTAAAAGATGGTGCTGGTACACTAATAGAATTATCTGGTTCGACAGTGCGTTTTCACATGCGTGAATTAGGCGGTACAACAGCCGTAGTAGACGCAGCCGCAACCATTTATGATGTTGATGCTGGACAAGTTTCATACGCATGGCAAGCCGCCGATACCGCTACCGTTGGCGCTTATGAGGCAGAGTTTGAAATTACAAATACAGATGGCACGATTGAGACTTTTCCAAATAACGGTTATATTAGGGTGCAAATAGTCGATGACATCACTTGAGGCGCAGAATATGGCAAACGAAAATTGGCACTTGTCCAAGACAATTCCGATTAGCTTTCTAGTTGGGATAGTGGCCCAAACCTTTATTTTGGGTTGGCTAATAGCTGATGCGCAAAATACTATCGACACAAACACCAAAAACATCATGCGGAATGATACCGACATTCAGGCACTAGAAAGTCGAGTAAATGACCACGCAATTATGTTGGGTCGTATCGATGAAAACCTGAAGCATATACGCGAGTTTATCGAAAAGCGGTAGCGATGGATCCCGTTAGCTGCGTAGCATTAGCGACAGGGGCGTATAAAACGCTTAAAGCAGCTATTTCCACGGGTAAAGACATCCAAGAAATGGGCAACACGATTGCAACGTGGGGCCAAGCCTTTTCCGACTTCAATAGACTAGAAGAACGCCAGAAAAACCCGCCTTGGTGGGAAAAGACCTTTAAAGGTTCTGATGAAGAAGAAGCCTTGTTGATTTGGAACCAACGGCGCAAAATGGACGAAATGCGAAACGAAATTAAGGATCATATTTCTTTCGTGTACGGGCCTAGCGCTTGGGATGAAATACTACGCATAGAAGCAGAACAGCGCAGACGTAGAAAAGAAGAAGCATACAAAAAACAAGAATTTATCGATAACCTAGTGAATTGGGTTATTGGTTTAACTTTGTTTGCGGTTGGTGGCGGGGTGCTAGGTTTTATTATCTGGGCCATCGGTCGTGGGCGCGGTGATTGGTGATGTTTATATTGGTTTGGCTTAGTTTCTTCGATGGCAAGTTTGAATATTACCAGCTAGGCGCATTCGGTACTGAAGCGCACTGTAATCGCGCCAAGGTAAAGGCCGAAGTCATGGTAAAGAACGCCAGCCAAGCGGTCACATGCTTTGCCGTTGATCGGAATTGATTGAATGCGTGATGAATGGAAAGCTATTCTTGCCTACGTCTACGCTTTTATTTGCTTCTTTGATTTCGTGGTTGTTCCTAGCTGGATAGGAATAAATAGGCCACTTATTGATGATTTGGCCTATCTTAACATAGAAAAGTTTAAACAGGTTTGGCAGCATCACCAGCCGTTCACGTTACAAGGGGGCGGCATGTTTCATCTGGCATTTGGCGCACTTTTGACAGGTTCGGCATTAAATGGTTATGGTAAAAAGGGGCAGTAAGTATTTTTTCTATGATGAAGATGGAAAATTACTTATAATTACACGCACCAGAAAGATCGGGGAAAGGTACGCCCATGAACAAAGAAACTTACGATCTAAACGGAAATAACAAGATTGACCCCGAAGAATGGGAAATCATGTTAGAAGATCGACGCAGACGCATGGAAGATCAAGACGCTAAGAGGGACACAGAAAGGCGGCTTACAGTAGCTTGTACCGCTGGAATGCTCTTGTACCCTCTAATTATCGTTATGGCTACGTGGGTAGGCTTAGAACGGGCGGCAGAACTAATTACCGACATTGCTAGTGTTTACGTCATTGGCGCTAGTGGCGTGGTAGCCGCATATTTTGGATTTAACGCTATGGGGAATAAAAATGCTACAAGCGCTGATAGGCCCATTAACTGAATTAGCTGGTGGATGGCTGAAGGGCAAAGCTGATGCACAAGCGGCAGCGGCTAACCTGAAACTGGTAGAGGCAGAAGCCAAAGCCACAATTATGAAATCCGCAGCTACTTCTGAAGCCGAATGGGAAAAGCTAATGGCCCAAGGGTCACAGAATAGCTGGAAAGATGAATGGCTAACAATTTTGTTTTCTGTGCCGCTTATTCTTTGTTTTTTACCATTCGCATGGGCAGAACAGGCTGTAACAAACGGGTTCGCAGCGCTTGAAAGTATGCCTAGCTGGTATCAATATACTTTGGGTGTAATCGTGGCCGCCAGTTTCGGTGTTCGATCAGCTACTAAATTTTTCGGGGGTAACAAGTAATGTCAGATGCAATGAAAGCGCTTCAGGCGCGTTGTGGGTGTACGGCAGACGGTCAGTTTGGGCCTAATACAGCCCGTGGGGTTGCCAAGCATTATAAACTATCACCAGAACGGGCAGCGCACTTGCTGGGCCAAGCATCACACGAAAGCGGTTATTTTCGGTACGATCAAGAAAACCTAAATTATTCCGCTGGTGGATTGCACAAGGTTTTTCGTCGCTATTTCCCAACTGTAGAAGATGCGGAACCATATGCACGTAATCCTGAAAAGATAGCTAATTACGTTTACATGGATAAGCATAGAAGCAAGGGCGGTGCGCTTGGAAACGTGTTTGACGGTGACGGGTATTTGTTTAAGGGTCGCGGCTGGATCATGTGTACGGGTCGAACAAACTATAGACAGTTAGCAGCCGACATGCGCATTCCTGAAATCTTGCAAGACCCAACCCGCGTAGCGACAGACTTTGCGTTCGAAAGTGCTATGTGGTTCTTCGATAAAAAGAAGCTATGGCCCATTTGCGATCAAGGCGTAAATGACGAAGTGATTGAGAAAGTAAGCCGTATTGTAAACGGTGGAACAAAGGGAATGGCAGACCGCAAAGAACAGACGTTCAAGATTTACTCTTGGTTAACGGCCTAAGAACAGGTCGAATACTACGCGACATAACACCAGTTTCTAAGCACCACATATTAACTTCACCATCTGCAAAGAAGTATTGGTACATATTTTCATTGTCTCGAATGGCGATTTGACACGCTTCGGCGCTGGGCAAAATTAAATAAGTTTTTATGTCGCGGCCTTGAATAGAATATTCGAGATAGAGTGCGAAAAAGTATTCCATAACATTATAATCCCATCGGTTGAATAAGTGGTAATTCTTGTGTGACCCAATCATACATATCATCACCATTGAATGATGGCTCATACATCAGCGCAGCTACATTATGAACCGCCGCTAGTTTGGGCAGATGTTTCTTTGCTTTTTTCCGTTTGGATACTTGAAGGTTAAAAACTGGTCGTGTTTTTTCAATTAAATCACTTTCAAGATGTTGTGCTACTCTGTGTTCTGGAAATTCCTCTATTAATATAAAATCAACATACTTAAACCAAGCCTTGCTTTGATGCTGGGTAATACGTGTTTTTATGTTAGATGTTTTCCCAACATACAGAGGTATTATTTTTTCCCCATCCATGCTTGCGTCTAAGCACATCACATAAACAAACCAGTTACGGTGCCATCTGCCCATTTCTAATTTGTAATGTTCGCAGAAATTTTGCATCGTTCCATAATCTCTAACATTTATTTCAAACCTATTGAGCATTTTCATCTTGTTCTCGCTTTGTGTTTTGATAAATTGCACTGGTGGGCTGTGGAAGTAACCATTTTTTCGTTTTGTTGGTTTTACCTTTCTTGCTATTGCCCGATACTTTAGCGCAGCCCACACGATTATTCTGCTTCTGTGATTGCTTAAAGATTATGCCGTAAAAGTCGCAAAATCTAACTAGCGTTTTGTAATCCATCTGCAAAATCGATGAGGCTTGTGTGATGGTGTAGTCGGTGGCAAGAGAACTAACCAGTTCGACTTTTTCACGAACATGCCTAGCTTTAATTTCTTGCCACGTTTCCAGATAGTTCATTGATAGACTAGCGCCAGCAACAGACCACCATACAGTATTACGAATAGTGCGATTACACCAATAATGTCACCTATTGTGATTGTTTTAGCTATTTGCCAGATTTCTTTGATGCTCATTTTACCATCCAATATTCTTTGATGCGTTTGCCGCTATCGGTTTTGATGTATTGGCTATCAATCGGAAAGCCTGTTTCTTTTAGGTCGCAAATTCTGCGTGGTAGTGACCAGCAGCCGAATTTATCTAATGCAACCATACCTGTGATGCTATTGCCAGCCTCTAACCATGCTTTAATGGCCTTTGTTTGTGTTTCGATTTGATCCATTATGCTGTACCCCATGCTACTTCGTGGAATTGTTCGTCATACTTGCCGCTGGTTAGCTTTTTATAAATGCGCTTCGGCAGTGCGAATGGTGCATTGTCTTTTGTTTTTGCGCGTACTTCCTGAAGGTAAACCGTGTCTAGTTCAAAGCTATGATCGTCGTAATCTAACGTACCTTCGATGACGATGTTTATTTCTACTTCACAGATACCATCACGATCAAAACCTTTTAGGGTTACGGTGGTATCTGCATGATGCGATTTGCGCCCGTGTGTGAAAAATCCCATTAGTCCTGTTCCTGTTCTTCTAAAATGCTTGGAAATGGTGCTATTAGATTAGCATATTGAACCGCGCATGTTTGGCTACAAAACTTGTGATATTTGAGTTTGTAGCTTTGACCATCCCACAAGACTAAATCGTAGTGAACGCGCCCATCTGGATAATGCACACTGCTATCACGAATAACTTTTAAGTTACCCTGATATGGCTTGTTGTGCGTAAAATATGCTTCTGTTGCCTTTGGCGCGGCTTTGCCACAAGCCACGCAGCCCACCTGTTTATTATAAACAGTCATTGTTCGTACCTTTCAGCGGCTTCATCGATACGGTTCATAATGACCGATACAGCTACACCTAAGTCTTTTAGAGAAGCCTTTTCGGCGCATTCTCTAATCGTCTGCCAAGGGTGCGGCTTAGTGATTATGCTATGTGCCGTGGTTTGTGGCTGGTACGTGTCGCATTCATATTCTGAGTGCGTGTCGTAAGGTGGTTTGCCATGAATGACTTGGCGCTGATTTAGGTAATCTAAAAGTGCAGCTTTGTCGGTTGGCACTTCTACTTGGTAGATTTCGCCAAACTGCTTTTTTGCTTCAGCTTGTGTGCCTACCCAATTTCCATTTTTGTCGGTATATAGTTTCATTTGTTTACCCTCTAAGGTTAGGGGGGCCGAAGCCCCGATTATTAAAATTGAGCTACAAACTTGTCGTAACCGCGTTGTCCCGCCAAAAATACTGGCATACGAACCTGAGAAAGTTTGTACTGGTTGGTCAGAACCATGTATGCCGCACAAGCCTTTGCAAAATCTGGCGACATATCTGGTTTTTTAGCCATGATGTTTTTAGCGATGCGATTTGATTTTTGTATTTTGTCGTTACGTGTCATTTGTAATTTTCCTATTAAGAGGGGCCGAAGCCCCTTTGATTAAACTGCTTTAAAACCAGCGAATGCAACTTCGTAGGTTTGCCCGTTTACAATCATGCGATCACCCATCATTGACGATCTTTGACCCATACCATCTGGGCGATGGCGCAAAACAGTTACGTTTTCGTTGTAATCACCATTTATACCTTGCGTTCCATCACGCATTGGCAAAAATTCTTTCTTGATAGACCAAGAACCCATTACGTTGTTTGTGTAACGATAAGCATATTCAAGTGCTGCATTTACATCATCAAAATGTGATGCATTCACTTCTGCTACATCTGTATAGCCTGTGACTTTGCCAGTTTCACGATTGTGGTCTGCGTGTTGTACGATGATTTTCATTTTGTTTTCCTTTCTGAACATATGTTAAGTATAGGGGCATATTTGTAAAGTGCAAGTGCCAATATGTAAAATAAGTGCGAATAATAGAAAATAAATGCACTTTGTTTAAATTTTCGCTAAAGTTTGCCCATGTATGAAGTCGAAATAGAAGTATCTGGGCAACCCATTGGTAAGGCTAGGCCACGCTTTACCCGTGTCGGTCATACCTATACCCCACAGAAAACCAAAGAATATGAGCAGCGCATTCATGCAGCGGCATGGGCAGAAATGGCAAAGCACAACATCGATCAGACAGATAGGCCAGTGTCGGTGGAAATAATCGCGTTTATGGACATACCTAAATCATGGTCGAAGGTTAAACGCTTAGAAGCCGAATACGGCGCAATTAGCCACACTGGTAGGCCAGACGTTGATAACATAGCGAAGATAGCCTTAGACGGGCTACAAGGAACGCTATTTAAGTCTGACGCACAAGTAATAAACCTACGAGTGCGCAAGACCTATTGCCACCCCGACAGGGGGCCAGTTCTTTATGTAAAGGTTTCTTGGACAGATTGGGGCGAATAAGACCAATCAGGGCCATAGGTTTCACGCCATAGCTTTGGTTCTTTGTGTATCGCTATTTTCGTATTATCCCACAAACCTTGGTGATGGCCCTCACAAAGCGGTATCGCATCTTGGTCAGGTCGTTTTCTAGTTCCGTGGCGATCATGGATAGGGTGGTGGGCGGTGGTCGGTGAATGCTGTACTTCGCCAAACCTTTTGCAAACGCAGCAAGGTTTTTCACGCACTTTCTGTAAATACGCATCATCTTTCTTTCTGGATTTGTTTTTTAGTCCTAAAGGTGGTTTTTTAGCTAAATTGCTCATGGGTCGGGTCGTATCCTACTGCTTCGGCTAGTTTTGCCATTGCCATTTCAAAGTATTGGTTAAAATCTTCTTGGGTCATTTCATCAAAAGAAATGCTATCTGGAAGCCGTAGAAACGTACCAGAAATGCTGGAATAGTGATTTGACCAGTAACCACACGCAAATTTCAATTCGTTGTGTAACTGGCGTTCTGTAGGCCATTTGCCTGTTGACCTACAAACGCTGCGCAAGATTGACCAATACAGATTATGATGCGGGTTCGATCTTTT